TATTCCTGCTGCCCCTGAAGAAGCAGGTTTAAATATATTAGCTAACGGTTTGAATCCACCCATTGCTCCGAACATCGCAGCATTCATCCCTACATTTGACCAAGTGCCGAGGATAGTATTCCGTGCGTTTATCTTTCCTGCATATCTAGAATATCTCCCTGCGTATTCATAGTTAGTAGCTTGTGCTTGTGCTGCCCAGTTCTTGTAACTAGCATCAGTTGTCGCTCCCCAAGACTTGTAATCAGCGTTATATCTTAAAGCTAATTCATCTTCCATAACCTTTGTCATTGTTGATGTAGGGATATCTTCTATCGCAGTAACTCCACCGTAAACTCCTGATGCTGCAAGAGCAGTTTTCTGACCAGCCGATACTTCAGCACCTTCTCTTTTTATTTGTTTGCCTTTTTCTTTAGCTTCTTCTTGGTATATCTCGCTTTGTTTTTGACCTCGCTGTAATTCAAGTTCGCCTTGTCGTCTACTACTTTCAGCTATCGCATCGTAATAGTTCCCCTCAGCATCTCCTGCTGCTCGTTGTGCTGCTGCTTGCTGATAACCTGATGCTACTTGTAAAGCAGTTGATGCTGTGAATAAAATTAAAGTTGGTGAACACATAGTAGTTCCTCCTACTTATTGAAGTAGAAGTACATAAACTTCTGTCCTTCTTCTCCATATGGTCTTGGTTGACTAAACTTAGCTCCACAATACTTGAGCCATTTTATAGTTTTCTTGTTCCTGCAATCTACATAATTGTATAAGTATGGATAATATTCTAACATTAACTTTATAAAAGCTTTACTATGGCGTAAAAACCTTTTCTGGATTTTATATAAATCTTCACTAGACAAAAACCATATTGAAGCTTTGTTCCCTAATATTGATTGTGGCACTATTCCGAACATACCTATTGGATTCCCATTTACTATTGTTAGTGCGAATATTGACTTCTCTAAACTTTCTTTTAACGCTCTCTCAGGTTTATACCTATGGCTCGCCCAAACTTCGTCTATATCAGATTGTTTAAGTTTGTCTTTTAAATATTCAGCATCTGTAATTATAGATCTGCGTACTGTAATTCCGTCTTTATCGTAATATAATTCTTCGCTCATTAAACTTTTCTTTTCTTTCGTTTTTCTATCTTAGCAAGAGTACCGTAAATATAAGCATTTCTTCGTTCGCCTGTTAACCCTTTTGATGACGCTTCTCGTGCAAGTTTTCTATGTAGTGCTTTTGGCATAATATACTCCTATGTATTAAAGTAAGGGATACATACTGGCTGTGTACCTACATATACTTTTAGATATCCGTCAGGTGCGTTCATATTAGAAGCTGACGATGTCGTCCACCCTGGGTCTGTAGTAGGAGTATCTGTTGAACCTGTGAACCTATTAGCACTTGATGATAAATTAGTTTCATCGCTCATAATAGTAGCTGTATTAACACTCACATCTCCTATTATAGAAAACTCACCTAACCATTGTTCTCCTACAAAAGGCATTATCTCGTTGCTCCTCCTATCGTCACTTCAGGTATAATAGCACCTATCGTTACAGGTAACGGATCTGACTGCCTGTAGAATACTCGTCCACCTGGCTCAAACTGCGATCCTAAAGGTACTCTTACATCACCTGTAAACATTTCTTCGTCACCTAAATTTTCACCTGAACTATACCTAAACTGGTCTTGTGTGAAAGCTTCCCATAAATTATCTTCGTCATAGCCTATGTATCCACCTCGTGAATTATATAACCTAAATAATACATTATTGACTTTAACTCGTTCTGCTTGCATAGCTCCTTCATTTAAAGGTACTTCAACATTCAAAGTTTCAAGGTCAGATTCAATAGGTAACCCTACATGAACAATAGAATAGTTACCTATTCCTGATAAATCTATTTCTCCATTAGTTACGACTTGCCTGTCAAGAACCTCACCGTTTGCGTAAATAGCAACTGTCTGCCCTTCTAAATGGTCAAGGTTAGCTACATTAGTTGTTACTGTACCGACATAACCACAAGGCATTTCAATTTCATCAGGAAGAATAGGATCTGGGTCACAATAAGTTGTTGAACCAGATATTTCATATTTATATTCAATATCATCTGAATAATAATAATAAAGTTCACTATCAACAACTATTATTCCAGCAAATCCTTTATTAAGTATATTCACTCCATCTATATATCTCTGCTCTTTGAAAGTATATAATAAATCTATTCCTGTACCTGGTGACATACCAGAAGTTTCTCCAAACATAAATTCTGGTGCTGACCAAGTTACTCCATTATCTGTGCTTTTTGAGAAATAGAAATCCTGGACACCAGCTATATCTTGTAAATATACTATATATAAATTGCCTTCTGCATCTTTAGTCATTTGAACGCCATCATCATAATTTTTTCCATTTTCAACATCAGGTGAAACTAAAGTCCTTGTCCATGTTTGTGTATCATCATCACGGACAGAATGATATACTGAACCATATCCTCCGAAGATTACACCCCACCTACTATAACATATATGTATTTTCCCATTATCATCTAATACTGCATCCCATATACTTCTTGAAGTAAGATTATCCACTTCTATATTCTCTGCAACTGACCAGCTTCCTTCTGAACCTTCTATATAAAATAAATCATAATAATAAGTACCAGCATCATCTGTGTCATTGTATACTATTCTAAAAGAACCATCTGACTTCTGTAACAATCTTGCTCTAGCAAAATTGTCAGGGTCTGTAGCAATGAAATCTGCATCTGACCAACTTGTACCATTCCATTTCCTATAATACAGGTTATAAGTACCTATTAATGCTCTATAAAGTATATGTATATTATCACTAGAATCTGTTATCATATCCATTATCATAGTAGATGCAGGTAAAGTAGATAATTCATTAGCATTCTCACATAATACTTCTTGCATTAATCTAGCATCATAAGGAGAAGCTATTTGGTCACATATATAATATAAAGAATAATCTGATAACAATATACCTCCATAATAAGGGTTATTTACAGTAGAAGCACTTGCATTATCATCTACAGTAGTCTGAGTCCAAGTCAATCCATAATCATAAGAATAAGAAACAACTTGATGTATATATCCATTTATATCTTCTGCACAATAATAACAAGCTAATACACCATCTTTGCGTTGAAATAAAGAAGTAAAACCATATGCTGAAGCATAAGTTTGGTCACCATCGTTAGTAATTTTTATTAAACTTACACTCATTACCTTGATACTCCTCCAATATTAACTTCTGGCATAATCGCTCCGATAGTAATTGGTAAAGGATCATACTGACGATAAAATATCCTACCTCCACCTGAGAACTCTGATGCAATAGGTTCTCGTACATTCCCTGTAAATAACTCTATATCATCTAAATCTTGCCCTGAACTTCTTCGGAAAGCTTCTTGTGTAAAAGCTTCGTGTAAGTTATCTTCATCAGGACCAATATACCCACCCCTGCTGTTATATAAAGTAAAAGTTGCTTGTGCGACTTTAACTTTAAGACCTTGTAAACTTTCATATCCTTTTAATGGAATTTCTATATTAAGAATTTCTAAATCACTTATGAAAGGAAGTCCTGCGTGAACTATTGAATAATATCCATCTAAATCTACTTCTCCATCAGCAACAACTTGCTGACTTAATACTTCACCATTAGCTAGTATAGAAACAGTTTCACCTTCAATATGGTCAAGTCCTGTTAATGTATTTGTAGCTAATGATACATAAGCACAAGAGATATCTTCTACCATTGCAGACGGACTTGCTGACGGTGATGCACTTGGACTTGAACTTGGACTAGAGCTTGGACTAGACGAAGGACTAGAGCTTGGACTAGATGACGGACTAGATGACGGACTAGAACTCGGACTTGACGAAGGACTAGAACTTGGACTAGACGAAGGACTTACTGACGGACTTACAGATGGTGATACAGAAGGACTTGCTGATGGTGAAACAGACGGTGAAACCGATGGACTCGTAGAAGGCGAAACTGAGGGCGAAGCTGATGGTGAAACAGAAGGTGAAACTGAGGGCGATGCACTCGGCGAAACTGAAGGACTAGAGCTAGGTGATACGCTAGGACTAACAGAAGGCGATTCGCTTGCTTCTATTTCTGCTTCAATTTGTAATGTCAAATCATTTGAGTCAACTATCCTTATATGGTCATACCACCCTTTTCCCCAGCCACCAGTATCAGAGTCAGTACAATATATATATACAGTTTGTCCAATATAGTCAGATATACTGTCTGTATCAACAGTAAAGAATGTATCTGTGTCAGTTCCTGCAGTAGATGTGATTAAAGTAGAATCATCAGACGTAAGTTTTAAATAAAGAGCAGATGTATCGCCACCACCACATCTAAGATACTTTATATGGTCTGCTCCTGTAGGAACAACAAAGTTTGGAGAACGAGCCGTACCCACGCCATTATCATTACTACAATAAAGAAATCTATACCTTCTTCTGCCTTCAGCTTCACCTGCGTCAGTTGTTTGTTTTGCATCACCAGTACAAGTCCATCCTGAAGGAGTATCGTTATCATTACCAGTTTCAAAATCAAATGGATATTCGTATAAGAAAGTTGAAGCTACAGCAGTTTCCATAGCTTGAATACGAGTTATACCGACATTAGTCCCAGATGTTATCTCGGTAACATATAATCTATAATAACGATATGCTGTAGTATTTGAGAATTGGAATGTTTTTTGTTCTAATGAAGTCCAAGTTATATCTTCTTGGCTATCTAATGTATCCCAATCAGAACCATTATTTGAACCTTGAAATAGAAAATCTCTTGGTGACTGACTTTCATAAGGATTTATACTCCCATCAATTACATATTGTGTAAGAGTTGCACTATTAACTGTATCAAAATCATATTGCCACCATTCAGGTAAGCCACTTGTATCAGACGCCCATCCATATGTTGATTCTCCTCTATTATCAATAGCAGATCCTGCAGATGTACTATAATCTTCATTGTAAGTTGAAGAAGCACTCGCTTGACTTACATCTACAAAAAAATTATTCGTATATGACATTACTGAACTACCTCTGTTGCAAGGTCAAAAGTGTTAGTAGATACATTGTTTATTGTCCAAGAAGTTGCATTGAGAGTTTCGTATTCAGTTAAATTATCTAATCTAACAATATCATTGTTACTGAATCCATGGTTTAGTGCTGTTACTCGTATAGGGTCAGTAAGTCTTATACTAATTATATAAACAGGATTAGTACCGTAAGTTACTCCACAATCTACGAAATAAGAATTCTCTGCTCTAAACTGCCTCCCTCCTGTTATACACTCTGATTCTACAATACGTTTTGACATAACTTCAATGAACCTATGATTCCCTCTGCGTACTGACATCCAGAGTTCATCGTACCCTTCGCCTGGTATTGCTGCACAAGAGTTTATTGTAGCTACATCATTCCCTGCGACTGTACCTGTATCCATCCAATACCACGCTACGACTTCTTGTTCTCGCATATATGTCATACCCAATAGTATACCGTCATCTCGTAACGCCCAGACTATACTGTCAGGATCTTGTTGATATGCTAAGTCGTATATATACCATTTATCAAATAAATGTTTAGAAAGGATATTTAATTCTGCTCCTGTAAAACTATCGTCTGATAATTGGTATCCGAAGTTACGGATAACTTTCCCTGCTTGTTGGACATATATAATCTCGTTACCTACAACAACAGGATCAATACCATATGATCCTCTGTATCCTTCTATCTTCTGTTCAATATTAGTAGGTGTAACTGCTGCACCAGAAGCTGGTCCTATACTGAACTCTGAAGCACTTGTAAATACTATTAACCTTGATAATACTACCATACCATTAATAGCGTTAAGTTGCCTGCTAGGAAGGTTTGTAGTTATACCGTCACTATCAAGTAAAGTTGAATGCCGTATGAAACTGTAATAGTTTCCTGTCTTTGTCATCCAAACTGTCATAGGTTCTGAAGTAGTACCACCGAAACATAACCTGTCTTGATAAAACCTCGCTACTCTAGGAAACCCCCTATAAGTACTCCATGACCCCTCTGCCCAGTCGTCTGTTGATGCTAAACTGCCTATTTCAGATAAAACCGTGCAAGTTAAACTAGTAGCACTATGATAAGTATCAACTTCTACAATTCCGTCTTGGTAAAAAGGATCTGTAGTTAAATCTACATTACAAGTACCACTTGTATAATCTGTCATATTCAATCTTACTAAAAACGGATCTTCGTTAACTTCTACATCTTCCGTTCCGTAAGTGTTAGCGTTATAATCATCTGCTGAAGAGAATTTCCTTATTACTGTCCAAGTCACTCCTGCATCATCTGATTTCTCTACAGCGAATTTACCTGTCCAAGTACCGTGGGATATAACTCGCCAAGTAGTAAAACATTTAATTCCTGTACCTGTACCTGTTCCTGTAAACGATTGTGAATCAGATTGACCTTCTATATAATGCGTTAATCGCCATAATGCTCCTACATGAGTAGAATAAAATAATGATGAACTAGCTGTTAAACTACAAGTACCTGATACTGCCGAAGCTATTAATGTCGTTGTTGTAGTATTAGCTGGCATGAACGGACCGTCTTGTGGTTCGTATAATTCAAGTTCCCAATTAGCGTCACCGTACCTCGTTAATGTCCTTGTCTGATAATCAGGGTGCGTTATCCATATAACATCAGCTGAACTTTCTAATCTCAAATCTCTTAAATCACCTTCTGCATAAGGTGACCATATTTCGTACATACTTTGGTTAACCCAGACACTAGGATAAGTTTCAGGTGGTTCGCCTGTACTCGCTACGCTGGTGATATTAAGATAAGTAGATGCTACTGTCGTACCTGATGCTATATAAGTAACAAAATCATTTAAAGCATAACTAGCATCTGTACTCCATTCGGAAGGTACATCAGGTTCAATCTGTGATTGGTCTTTATAAAATCTTATATATAAATTACCGAACTCTAATATATAAGCTTCAGTTTCAGAAAATACAAATCTTTTAACTACACATAATTTATCAGCGTATTTCGCTGTTGCTATATATTTTGTTCCAGGTCTGTTACTCGCACCACCGTGGGGATGAATGTAGAAGTTCCTGCAGGTTTTAAGTCCAGTACGGTACTTTTCTATATCTACACGAGGATAAATTGAAGGAGAGTACTCGCCTCCAGCAAAAGTTGGCTGAATTGGTCTTATTAATGGCAATCATATCCTCCTTATTTTAACCCTGTACCTCTAGGTGGAAGTTTTGTTGTACCATATAATCTTTTATGTCTAGCTCTACGCTCGGCATTAGTTCTTGGTTTACCTCTTCGTCTTTTATTTCCCATCATTATTGCATATTCTTTATTCATTTCTTTATCCTCTTGAAGCTACTATTGGGTTACTTTGATGAGGTTTGTTCTTTTTCTCACTACTGCCTATGCGTTTAGAATCGTGAATATATGCACTAGATAACTGCATAAGTGTTAAAGCTTTCTTTTCATCGCCTGTTAAATCTACACATATTGAAGATGCTAACCTATAAGAAAACGCCATAACGAACTTCGGACTCCATAGTGTAGGATCAGTTACATTGTATGTATACTCACAATACGCTGCGACTGATGCGTTTGTTACATTACAACAGATTATCCGTACAGCTAAGTCAGGGTTGTATACAACTTCAAACTGGTTCTCTTCTTTTTCTTCTACAGAACCTGGATCAAAGACATTCCATACTGTTGCTGCGTTTGCTGTGTATACATAAAAATACTGCCATTCAGGATAATCACTTATACTCACACCTGCTTGAACTTGCATAGGTTCAACTACATTAGCAAACGACCATTGGTATTCACTAAACAAATCATTTCTTACTGGACCCCAATGTAAGTTGATAGCTATTGCTGCAGGGTTATACGCTGCTGCATCAGTATCTAAATCTGTGATAGGTTTCATACCTAAGTGAGATAAAGCTAAATTTGCGATAGAAGTAGTATTTAATGTCAAATCAGTTAGTGCCATTATTTATTAGGGATAGGGCGAGAAGCTTTTATTCTCCTCGCCTTTTCCCTCTCCCTTTTTAGTCTGATTTTTTCACACTTCCAGCATCTTTTCTTCTCCTGCGTACGGACTTTTTTCGCTGTATATCTTCTTCGGAAACATTATTGGGAACCTTGTCAGTAGTAAGTATCCGTGGCAACTCGTTGGTCTTTAACCCAGTTGACATACCACCTTCTGGTTTCCTCATTTTTCCTGGTTCAACTTCTACAGCTTCTGTCCTTACGATAGGTTTCGGCTTCTCAATCGGAGCTTTATCTATCGGCACGAAGAATCTTGGGACTTTGACATTTTCAGGAATCTCTGCTACTTCTCCTGCTTGCCAAAGCCTAGTTTGAAACTGGCATAGTGTTGTTACTTTATACTTAATCATTTAGCCTCCTATTAGGCATAAACATTTTCAATACCGACATCTTTCACAATATACATATGTACAGGTGAAGATGAAAATGCGTTTACACTATCTTCTGTCAAAAGTCTAGTGCCATCTCCAGACCTTGCCCAGAAATATCCACGCAGATATTGCTTTACATCGTTACCAATCGGAAGTTTGATTTCTTTTCCTGCTGCTAATGCTGCTGCATTATAAGTGCCACTTGCAACGAGAGTTGTGTATTCATTGAAGTCTTCTGATTCAGAAGTCTGCAATTCAAACTGTCCATATGGCGCACCTACTGACGCTGCAAACGCTGTTAAGACATGGACATATAGCCAAGCTCCTCTGCAAGATTCACCGACAGCAACAGTATCAATTATACTCGGTGATGCTGCTGGTAAGGTATTATCAATAATACCTAAGTCTAGTAAGGAATCAAGAAACATTATTTATCTCCTTTGTTAATTAAAAATTAATACTATACTGACACTCTTTATGAGAAGTCCGTTTCTGTAGTGATTTGAGTTTCAGTATTCAGAATGCTGTCAATTCTTCTGCAAGGGATACTTAAGAAATGTAGCATCTTTCCTCTTACTAACGGTGTATTCTTTACTTCATCCATGCTTAACCAGATGTTGCTTTTATCTAACAACTTGACACCTAACATAGCTCTTACTCTGTTGTTCATATAAAATACTGGTCTAGCTGAAGAGTCAGGTGGAAGTTTTTCAATAGCTTGACACATATATTTTATAATGTTAGCAGAAGTATCAGAACTGTCACTAGCTGTTTCTAGATTTGAGATGTCAATATTGCAGATCCTTACGACTGTGCGATAATCGTCAATCGCTAAACCACATTTCCATTGGAAGTGTGATTGGTATACTTTCATGAAATATCCAGAGTTGTTAGGGTCGCTGATAGTAATTAAACCATCGTCTTGGTGCTGTAACCCTGCTAATGATCCCTTTGGATATATACCATAGCATTTGTTTGGTGCCCATTGTACGAGCCAAATGCTAGTGTTGTCACTACCTGTTCCTCCTGCATCTATCATTTGTGCTGATGTCGTGTAAGTAGACCCTGTGCTGAAATAACGAGATGCAAGTCCGTCAAACTGCTCTGGATTAACTGAAACATTACCGTAAATCAATGTTGAAGACATAGTGTCAGATAACCCTTGGATAAACCCTTTATCCTGGCTGAACCTGAATGCTTCAGTATTACCGTTTAACATAGCTAAGTCTTTATCAATATGACTTAGTGCTTCTAGCATACCACAAGTGTTTGTGATTTGCCCAGTTGTTGCTTTAGATGCTTGAATACCTTTGTTTAACTGCCTCCAAGTTCCTGCTGGTTTGCTTGTACGAACAGTTGAAACATGACCTGTAGGTAAGTTACCTTCAATCATAGGTATATCATCAAGGATGTCATTGTACTCTTGCAATACTTCTGCAATCATATCAATTTTCCCATTAGGATCCATTGCTCTAGCTACATCTAGTAGCGTAGGAAAAACTGTTGATAAAGTAGACATTTATTCGCTCCTTTATTTATTTTTACTGGTAGGATTGTCGTATAGTTTACCTATACCTCCACCTTCAGCTCCTTTTTTCTTATCAGACTCAACGAAAGTATCTTCACTTATCGCTTTGCCTGCCTTTACAAACAACTTGACAAGTTCAGGATGGTTACCTAATCCTGTATCATCAAGCACTTCCCTTACTTTTGGAGAACCGAATTTGTCAATGAACTTTGATGCAACTACTTTAGCTTCTTTTAACCCTGCTCCTAGTTCTTGAACTGTCTGGTTCTTCCATTCATCTACTTGCTTGCTCCATCCATCTAGTGCTTCTTGTTTTGCTTTTTCCGTCTGCTGTTGCACATAAGGTATATATGCATCAGCTAACTTCTGTGCTGCTTCTTGAGTAAGTCCGACTTCTTTCATAACAGGGGATAAGATGTCAACCAAAGCGTTTTCAAGTTCCATACCCTCTGGCATTTTGAGTTCGTACTTCTCAGGTACATCAGGTGTTGCTTCTTCGTCACTCTTTTCACCTAGCAAAGTACTTTCTTCTTTTGTTTCCTCAGCTTCAGTAGTTTCTGTAGTCTTTGTGTCTTCAGTAGTTGTATCCTGATTCTGAGTGTCTTGCGTAGTTTGCTGGTCTGTTGTTTCAGTTGCTTGAGTGGTTTCTTCTGGCATTGCTTTGCTCCTTTTTAATTTGACTAATTAATCCGAGTCCGTAGAGTGGGATTAACCGTCTGTTGATAATATATCTTTATTCTCAATTCTTTCTTTTTCGTCTAACTCTTCTCGCTTGGCTTCGCTTGCGTGTTCTCTCTGCATCTGCATAAATGCGTCAGGCTTAGCTTCCATTATTTCTGCCAACGCCCATAAGCCAATACCCCTACGACCAGAATTATAAGTAGTACCAAAACCTGCATCTCCGTGGACATATCCGTCACGAAATACTTGTGCCTCGCTTAATACTCTCCATAAGAACCTCCTGCCTTCTGGCGATGATAATATAAGCTTGATGTCATTTAGCTCTCTATCTCTTAACCGTTTTGCTTTCTGTTCTAATGTTTCCTTCCTTGATTCTGTCATCTACATAAACTCCATAATAAAACTCCGAAAGTTATTGATGTTATTATAACAAGCATCATTAAAAGTTTTTCTAGGTCTGATAAAGTCATCTCTGCACCCCTTGTGCTAGTCTATCTAGCATTGAGTTTTTATCCATCTCTGTTTCAGATAACTTCTTGCCTATATCAGTAGCTGTATCAGCAGACTGTGCCATCCCTTGTAAGTTCTGTACTTGTGCTTTCTGTTGTCTGATAGCGTCAACTGTATCCTCTTCGTTTATGACCTTTACTGGTACTCCTTCCATCTCGGCAACTTCTTTAACAGCTTGGTCAATATTAATCATATCAACAGCTTCTGGGAATACTCCTGCCATTTGCCCTACAAACCCTATGACTCTTTGTATCCCTACCGACCCTACTGCTCGTTGTGCTTGTGCGAGAATTGAGATGTACTGTATCTTTATCTCTTGCCCTTGTATCTCTTCTGGTGGTATCGGTATCAATCCGTTGTCTGCCATAATGTCAAATAACAGTTCAATTACCTTACTCAACATCTCTTCATCAAGATTGTTAAGTATCGGACCCATTAACAGTATTCTTTCTTGTTCTCTTGCTGCAACTTCATGTGCTGTTATCTGTGTCCTGTCTAATGTCGCTAGCATCGTGAATAAGTCTGTAAAGAAATGCCTATCTATTGACTGCTTGACACTATTCTCTAACTCTATAAACGATTGTAAGTTAGGGTTAATCTGATACGCAGGTGTTAATCCAGCGTTAGGGACATTAGCTGTTGTCCGTGTTATCCCTCCTGGAAGTAAGTTAGCGTTGCCTACTACATTAGCATCAGACTGCATTGGTGGGTTATGGAGCTTCTCTTGAGCGAGCAATTTGTCATACTTGACTTTCTGCAATTCCTTAATATCCCCCAACGCATCCCATCCTGGTCCGTATCCGTATACTACATCAGTTGTCGGAATCATCCATCTAGGTGCGACTACATTAAACCTCTTGAACCCTCGTTTAGCTAAGAAGTTATTGCCACCTTCGCCTGTTTCCCAGTACAATGAACGATACGGCATATTAGTAAAATCAACTTTTACAGGATCTCGTTTATCATTAGGTTCAATCAAATGCCTTACTGATACCCAACTGTCTTTCTTATTCTGATTCCATTTAGATTGTACTTGTGGCGAACAGTTATCGTATCCGAACTGCTTGACTAACTGCCCTACTGTTAACCAGAACGGTCGTGCAAAAGAGTTGACTTTCCCTCTCTGGTCTGTTGCTAAATAATACTCACCTATTGTAAAGTTCCTGAACCGTACGATTGATTCAATGTCTTCTAATATAATAAACGCTCCTGTCCCAAAACTTAGTAACTCTTCGTAAGTGTTCTGTGCGACTCCGTAAAAGTTAGACCCTTCTAGTATAGCGTACATTCTGCGTTGGACTTCTTCAAGCCACATTCGTACTGATATTAACTTAGATAACTCTGCGTCAGATAATGTAAGCTTGAACCAAGGGCGTGACTTGCTTGTAATTCCAGAGTTTAACCCTGACGCTGATTTCCTACAGCTTTGTGTTGCGTATGCATCAAGGACAAGTTTATGGTCAATCATCTTGCCACGCTTAGGTCGTGCATTGTCAAATAACCCTCGTGTAGGATTGAGATACTGTGCGATATCTCGCCAAGAAGCTCTGTATAATTCAGCTTCTCGTTTCATATCATCAAAGCGTTTGTTGACTTGTGTCTTTAAATTCTCTGCCATCTTATGCCCCTAACTTTGACTTGCCGTAGAATCCAGATGATTTAAGGTCTGCTCCTGTTCCTGTTAATCCCCTTGCTCCAGTTTTAATTGTGCTAGCTAAACCGTATTGTAACTGTTCAAGTCGTTTCTTTCTAGAATCACTTGCCACTTGACTAGCTACTTCAGGCGTAGGTGTCGGTGGTGGTGGCATAGGTGGAGGTGCTGGTGTTGCTGGCATAACAGGTGGTGCTGGTGTTTTTGGTTTTGAAAATATACACATATTATGTTCTCCTTTTTTGTGCTATTTGTGGAGCTACTGATGTCGGTCTTGGTGAAGATGAACCCCCAGAACTCATTGATGGGTACATTGAATTACTTGGTGAAACCTCTTCATTATTCCAACCAAATTTTGGCTTTAATTGGCGAGCTATACTTTCGTTCCACTTAAATAATGCAGAACGAGATTCTGGATTATATGTCTTTTTACCAGATATTTCTCTAGCCATAAAATATTGGGGAATACACATATTATGTCCTCCTGTTTAACTTTTTACTGGCAAAATGTATCATTAAACTTAACCACGAAGCTGTTAATATCCCTATTGTAATCCAGAATTTATACACTGGTGTTACTTCATTGCTGAACTTCCATACCTGTTGGCTTATTGTCATCCCTGTTGTGTGTACTGCGTGCCATTCCCAAAATCCGAAACATAAAAAGAAAGTTAAAAATGTATATAACAAATGCCAGCTTCCTGTTGTTATGCCTATATAAATCGCTGGACCTATCATCCCACCTATCATAACTATTATGAAAATAAACTCTTTCATTAAAATGCTTCTGCTGCTACATTAGTTGTGGTTGTGCCTAAAACATAAACAATGTGAGCTGATCCTGTATCTACATATCTTTCTGTCCATTCACCAGCTTTTGCTATTCCACCTATCCCTCTTGTTCCTCCGTCTATTGATCCTACTGTGCCAGTAGTTTCATCTATTGAAAATCTAATATCATTAGTAGTTGGATATAATCTGAACCCTATTGCTGCAGCAGGTAGAGTGAATCCTTTTGCTGTAGTATAAACATTTCCTTCTGCACTAAATAAACATCCTTGTTGACCATTTTGTACTGCTGTAGCTACAAAATTCATTGATACATTGTTTCTTACATAATCTTGTCTGCCCATTTTATGTCCTCCTTGTTCCTGTAGGTCTTTTTATAATAGGTTCTGAAAAACTTGGTGCTGGTGCTGATGACTTGCTTGCGACCTGTTGACTTGATGTATAAAGTTTATTCTTAGGATTTAATAATTCTGGTGCCTCCCTTGAGTATATTCCTATTCCTCCAGAAGTCATAGCTTGATTAGATGCTTGTCTACGATATAATATTTCTTGAGGAGAAAGACCTCTACTATTATTAGTTTCCCAAAATCCTTGTCCTGTCTTCTTATACATTCCTACATCTAAGACTGAAGTAAAAAGACACATATCTCACCTCACAGTATGTAACTCTCGCCAACTCTTTGGCATTTTGTCTGGTTGATACATAGGTACTGCTTCTCTTGACTGCCTACGATTTAATTCTAATGGACTAAAATTCTCTTCATCACGCCTTAATCCTTGTGCTTCTAAGAACGATAACTCTTTCTTTGGGAACTTCGCTCCTAAGTCTACATCAACTATCCGTGAAATAGCGTCTAGCATATCATCGTGTGTGCTAACTGGAAAGACTGAATACTCCTTGTTAATGAACTCTGCTACGAAATCAACTGCTTTGCCTTCGTGCGATATGAATAAAAGTTTCCTTGGGATATAAAACTTATGGTTCTCAAACAATGGTACTAGCCTTCGGATCCTGTCATTCTTGGGTGTATTGCCACCTAGTGCTGTGACTCTAAACCTATAATTCTCTTGCTCCTGGACATACTTGATGTGTTCAATATCGCATTGCATACCATATTTCTCATAACCTACATTCAAAGGATTCCATTTCTTAACGAACTCAAATAGCTTTGTAGTACGCTCGGTTAAGTTTAATCTATCTCGTATACCTTCAACAAGGTAATAGTTGCCATCAGGTGCTAGTCCTAAAACAACTATGACTGTATAATCGTTTAGTTTCTTCTTCTCGCTTGCAGGGTCAACAAGAATATAAAAGTTCCACTTATTCGCTTGGCTCGCTACATCAAAGAATTCTAACCAGTCATCTTTGAAACCCATAACGCTGTCAACTAACGGATCTAATAACATCTGTGCTGCGAATATATAACTGCCCATATCATTTAACTTCTTATCAAGTGATTCCTGGGATACTAATACTGGCTCTCCGTGTAGTGTACCGTCTTTTGTGGCTGGATATATCCTCGGTATCGCTGCACCTCTGTCTATAATTGTCTTATAAGTATCATTCGCGTGGTATCTTGTGCCGATATACCTGACCTTGCAATCCTCTTTGCTCCCTAAGTTCAGCGACAACGCCCAAGCTTCCGTAACTTTGTGGATCTGCTCAGGCGTTGCGACTGATTCCCTGGTTACAACATCATCATAAACTAATATCTTATAGTGCTTTGAAGTAGGCTGACCGTCAACTAATCCTGATGCTTCTACCGTACATTCTTTTGGATTGCCTTGTCTTTTAACAATAACGCCTTTATCAAGCGACCAGCAAGGCGATTCTTTTTGTGGATTTGTATATAGTACATCTGGAAAGAGTTGTTTGAGGAAATCATTCTGTTCAAGTTCACGCTTGATTTGTGCAAGAAAAGCTTTAGCTATCGGACTTGTATGCGAGAAAATCCCTATTGTTACCTCAGGATCCCTAAGGATATCTTGTATGCTTTTAGCTAATGTGATGATTGTTGACTTGTAATGCTCTCTCGCCCAAAGGTCAATGTATCCGTCTGGATTTGCTTCAACTTCTCTGCATCTATCGTATATCCAGTCTTTGTTGACATCATATCGTTTAAACACAGAGAATAAAAGAAAAAAGAGGTCAGTTAGACAAAGACTTCTAGACCTCTCATTGTTCTCGGATCTGATAATTTCTGTATATAATTTGATACTGTCTACACGATTAAGGGTATTCAACCGTTAAATACTCCTCTCCAAGACACGCAATCTATCTTGATATTCTTCTCGTTGAACAGCAATAATGATTTGATTCTTCTTGTCACCTTCGTTAGGATTCTGGTTTCTTTCTCGCCATTGTTTGGGTTTGCGATTTTTAAGCCAGAATATCATTGATGTTGGATTAGGTGGAAAATAATGCTCTTCTTCCCATTCATTCAATTTATGCGTTTTCTTATCGTATGCTCCCCTTTTTACCATTTTGCTAAAACCACAAGCACTCGTATATAATGATTTCTCAACCTCTAAATCAGCTTCATCTTTCCAATCTTTTAGGGTGTTGAGAAATTCTTTATTAGATTGCCTCCAATTCCAAAGAGTAGTTCTGTTAACTCCAATGATTTTAGCTACTTGCGTATCATCTACTCCTGCCTTGTAGAGTTTCTCCAGGAGATCCATATCAACTCCATCAAGCTTTGAAGGTCTTCCAACTTTGTTGATTTTTCTAGACATAAGGTGACTCTTTCTTTAGCACTCTCTTAACGACTTTGCCAATGATTCTAGCTCTTGAAACGCTATACACATATTCCTTGTGGCATTTAGAACAGCGAACTTTAACCAAGTCAATGTTCTCACCGTTGCCTGCTTTGACCGTAAAGAATGTTACATCCTCGTTACAGTTAGGGCAGAACATTATAATCCCAATATATATTTAACCTCAGCGATTATACCGAGGACAAAGAAAATAGAAGCTAAGAAAGGCAATACTTGACCATAAACAAAATCAGTAACTTTCGTCAATACCACAATTTCGCCTCCTTGAAAACTCTCAGGTGAACCACTCGCATTTTATATCTTGTTATCTTGCCAGATTTATACTCTGGTTCTATTTGATCCATAGCAATCTTAATTTTATCAAGATGCCTGGAGAAAGAATTGATTGCGTTAAGCGAGAACTCTCCTCTGCACCTGATGTAACATCTTTCCAAAGAATCTGGATTGATAGTTGTCTGTTGCATAGGAAAGTCCTTTGTTCATTAGTTGAACATCTAATTACTATCATACACACAGATACAAGAAATGCAAGATTTTTGTTTTATTTATTTTTTTTGATGCAGATTATTTTTTTAGATAGACGACATTCACATAAAAAATATTTATTGACTTTCACAATGAAAAGACTATGATAGTAAATACAAATCGGAGAGCCTATGAACTTGAAACAAAAAATATTTTTAAAGATAAAATCAAAGCTATGCAGGGGTCCGTTCTCCGATAACCTCAGACACGCTAAAGTGTCGCCTCTGCATAGCTTTTCCTAGGAGGACTTATGGAATATATCCACATCAAAAACCTTGAGAAGTATAACCCTGGATACAAAGACCGTGATTTGATTTGGGGCAAAATCTATTTCACGATGGTTAGTGGCGATCCTGATTGTGCGATGATTGAAGAAGAAATAGATTGGTCACGGCTTGTAAAATTCATCCTCATTGAGCTACAGACTAAAAAACCCATCCCAATAAACCCCATTTTCCTAGGGAAGATTGGATTCAACTTGAAGAAAAGACCTATCCACTTGACACTAAATGCGTTACATAAGTTTGTTGAGGTCTGTAACACCAGCGTAACAGAATGTAACGATATGTTACCTAGAGAAGAGAAGAGAAGAGAAGATAAGAGTATAAAGAGAGGCTCTACAAATGGGTTTGTAGCACCAACAGAGGATGAGGTACGCACATACTGTTCGGAACGAAACAACGACATCAATCCAACCACCTTTATAGACTTTTACGCCTCTAAAGGCTGGATGGTAGGTTCAAACAAGATGAAGGACTGGAAGGCTGCCATCAGGTTATGGGAGCAACGAGATAAAGATAACCCTAATAAATCAGGAGGACTTACCAATGCCGACAGAAGAAGCCTTGGAATGGCTGAAAAATAATCCTTGTGTCAATATGACACCTATGGAAGAGTTGGAATACCATCAAGTTAAGATCCCACCACAAAGACCACAGAAGCTAGATGCTTATTATAACCTATCCCCACAAAAACAGAAAGACGCTCAGAAAGATGGATTCTTTACAGAAGATGATATAAAAAAGTATTTGGATGCAAAATGGGAAGCAGAGTTGCTTAACCGTGATGCCTTTCTAAGGGCATACGAGCTATACTTGGAACATCCAGAACATAAATCATTGATTATAAGTTATCTGAAAAAGTTTAAAAGGGCGATAGAAAGCACTCCTTATCCTTACAAGTCTTTAAAACTAAACTTCAAAGAGTATCCGTTTGAAGAATTAGATGATATTGAGGTGGCTTGGGATGAATGAGGACGGTGTCTACTTAGGAGCTAGGAGAGAATACGATCAGGCAGCGACATATCGTAAAGGAAGAAAATGCAAGATCTGCAAGAAGAAACTTTCAATGTATAACCCAGAGCCTTATTGTTTTGTCTGTGCGAAGAACGAGATAATGGATGACCTCGTTGAAGAACACGACAGGAAAATGAATTGGAGATACGAATATGCAAGGCTTAAAAGACAAAAAGAACTTGAGAAAAATAAAGGCAAGCGAGATTTTAAATACCGAGGAAATAAGAATCGTGAAATATATCTTGAAAACCTTCAACGGGAAGATAGTAAGCATAGAGGATATAAAGCGTGAAAAATATTAAATACTTTTCAATGTTTAGTGGGATAGGAGGGTTTGAACTTGGACTTCATAACGCTTTTTATAATACCAGAATCAATAAAACCACAGGGGAATTATCTTCCGAGGGAGAGGGTTCTTGCCCCAATAATAGCAAGAGCAGTATCAACAAATTACAGTCAGATGCCTTGGTATGCTGTGGTTACTCCGAAATTGACAAATACGCAATCCAAATCTACGAAAAACACTTTAAAGGACACAAAAACTATGGAAATGCAACCAGAATTATTCCAAAAGAAATACCAGACTTTGACTTCCTCTGTGGTGGATTCCCTTGTCAAGCATTTAGTATCGCAGGAAAGCGTGGGGGATTTAAAGACACTAGAGGCACTTTGTTCTATGAAATCGCAAGGATTGTATCCGTTAAAAGACCTAAACTACTGCTCTTGGAAAATGTCAAAGGACTTCTCAGCCACGATCGTGGGCGAACCTTTGGAACCATCCTCGCAACCTTTTCTGAGCTGGGGTATATTTGTGAATGGCAGGTACTTAACAGCAAGAACTTCGGTGTGCCGCAGAACCGAGAACGAGTGTTCATTATCGGATATCCTAGAGGAGAATGTAGACCAGAAGTATTTCCTATCAGAGAAGATGGTCAAGGGAATAATGAAGAGCAACTTTCAGGAACGGAAACCAATGAAAGGCAAGATAGCCAGGACACTCAAAATCGGAGGGGATGTTCCTTGTCTAGAAGTGAAGCAAAAGCCTTGAATGAACCACAATATAACAAGTTTGTAGAAAGCAATATCTCGCAGAATCTAACAGCTTTAGGAAAAGGTGCTAAGCCTAAATGTATTGTTAAAATACCTTCTGCTACCAAGAAAGGGAAAGAGGATAAAAAATATATACCCAAAACAGATGATTTGGCTAATTGTCTTACCACAGGAAAAGAAGCTATAGAAAAATGGACTTTTGAAAATTCTAAAATACGTAGGCTCACTTGCGTAGAATGTGAAAGACTACAAGGTTTCCCTGACGGATGGACAGAAGGAATAAGCGACACGCAAAGATATAAATGTCTAGGCAATGCCGTCACAGTTAATGTTATCCAAGCGATAGTAGAAAGGATGTTTAATGACTAAACTTTTCCCAACAACCGTGATCATTCTTTTCGCCTTGGCATCATTGGTATGTTTTATTAATGGAGAGGTTGCCAAGGGATTGTTTTATTTCTTTTCGGCAGCCATTAATCTTACCGTGCTTTGGATGTGAAAGGAAACTATGAAAAATAGAAACCTTAATCATAAAGACGATTGGAAAACACCTACGGCATTACTACAAGAGTTAAATAAAGAATTTAAGTTTGATTTTGACCCTTGTCCTTATCAATGCACAACATTTGATGGATTAAAGATTGGATGGGGTAAAAGTAATTTTATTAATCCACCATATTCCCTAAAGCTAAAAGAAGCATTTATCCGTAAAGCATTTGAAGAATCCAAGAAAGGCAAACTATGTGTTATGTTGTTGCCAGTAAGCACCTCAACAAAAATATTCCATGAAGTTATTTATCCTAATGCAGAAATTAGATTTTTGAAAGGTAGAGTAAAATTTGCAGGAGTTAATACAAAGGGGATCTATGTCACAAATAATTGTGGTATGCACGATTCAATGATTGTTATATTTAGAGGTAAACAACACAACAAGAATTGCTTTTTTGAAATTAATTAATTTTTTTCTTGAAAAAAACTTTTTGGCAAAAAAATCCTAGACGACAAACGGAAATAATTTATTTTGAAAAAAACTTGACAAACAAAAGTCCATCCTTTATACTTTAGGTATCAGTCAAACCTAAACAAAGGAGAACGGAAATGAAAAAATTCACAGACATTATCAAAGAGAGTTGTAAGAACACAGAGTTTGTTGATTGCAAGAAAAAAGTTGTTACTGGAAGAACATATCAAAGAGCCAATAAGATTAAAAACGAATGTGGCAAAACAAGAAAAGTTGACAACCCCTATGAAATCTGGACAAGTGGCGATTGGGAATGGCGAGTGCTTAAAAAATACCAATCACCAGAAAAAGAAAAAACCAACCCTTACGCACGATGGTTCTGTGCAGTTAAATCACCTTTCACTTATGATGGTTATGATTATGGTGATGTCTATGTAAAGGACATTGTCCGTAATGCTGTTATGGTAAAAGGGAAGGCAGACCTGAGTAAAGTTATGAGAGAAGAAGTTGACAGTCTTAACATATTCTAAATAGGAGAACGGAAATGGAAAAAATACTTGGATACAGTTTTGTCTGCATCACAGTTGTATCAATGTTCTTTTGTGTAATGGCAGGATTTGTTCTTAACGATAGAGATAAGTACAGAACTCCCTCATATAGAGGTAAAAGGAACAGGAGAACGAGATGATCCGAGAATTCAGAGTATCGCTTATATTGGAAATAAATGTAGTTTGTGACGAGGATACGCCCTTGGAAGTGGCTAGAGCCAAGGCATCTCAGCAGATTGACGAGATAAGAAAAGTTATCCCTTGTCCAACTTGGACAGATGGAATGCCGAAAACTATAGAGGAGATTATCAATGAAGAAGCGTAAATGTTTATTTTGTGGGAAGTATACATATAGCAAGGAATGGCTTTGCATCAGTTGCTGGGAAATAGCAAGCAAGGAAGTTAAATGCTTTATCCAAAGGCTCAGGGATTTATGAAACCAGACTACATGTCAAATACATCCAAAGTGATTATTGGGAACAAGTTAATCCAATATGTCCTAAAGAAGCATCCTCTGATAACCCAGACACAACTCCGTAAGATTTTCTGCCATTTATATCAGAGGCTGAGAACCGAGGATAAACACTTCAATGAGATAAAGAGGAAGATGATAAAATGAGGCATTTTGACCATAGTTGTTATCTATGTAATAAAGAATACTCGGATGACCTCGGTCAACCAGACTACTATATGGCATTAGTCTTCCAACATACGAATAAACAATACTTAATATGCTGGGATTGTTGGATGAAAATATTAAGACCAGGAATATGCGAATTAAAGAAACAAATAAAGAGGAAGGTGATAAAATGAAAAGAATCTTAGAAATCACATCAAGTTTTACTGGCACTATTTCTACTGCTAATTATGAAAACTCTAAACCTTTATTCTCCGTCAAGGAAGTAGTAGAGCTAGACCAAGAAGTTATGAACGACCTGGATGACAAGTATATAGAGAATAGACAAAAGCAACTCCACGACTTATGTTACAACCAATTTAAACAAATAGCAGACCAACTCTATGCCGAAAGAATCGCCAAGACCTATAAGAACATCAGGTTCTATGACGGCATAGGTGGTAAGAAATACCCCTCGGTCACTTCCATTATAAATATGGACAAGGACTTCGGTATACCACAAGACGAGTTGCAGCAGTATGCATCACGAGGCACGATTATCCATAAACAAGTTGAAATCTTCCTAAAGACAGGCACTTGGATGATGCCTTACAACATCGCTGAAGTGTCCTCTGATTGGCTTACAGTCAAGAACGGCAACCTCGGACTAGACTGTAGTGATGTGGACTTTATGGCATTCTACAAAGACTATCCTTTCAAGGTGATCTCGCAAGAAGAAACCGTCCTTAACCACGAGTACCGTTACGGTGGTAGGCAGGATATTCTATGTAGGATTGAATCATCTAATCCAGGCAAGTGGGCAAAGGTAGACAAGGTAAAGTTTGATGTGCCTACGATCCTAGACATCAAGACATCAACTACTCTAGATAAGATTAACGGCTTGATGCAACAGTCAGCCTATGCAAAGTCACAGCCAGATGTACAGCAGATTGGGTTGATCCACCTTACGAAATCAAACAAGTGTGGATATGCGACTCCAGTTGTTGAAACCAACTTAGATAGGTACTTCAACCTATTTTTAAATAAACTTGAACAATTCAGACAAAGGTACGGTGTATAATGAGAATCAATGTCCAAACAACAGTAGGAAATGTAAACTATAACTATCTAATAGACGAGCCAAAAGAGATGGATGCGATGCACAAGGCTATTGTATTAGGCAATCCTCCGAAGTATTGCAACTGCTGCTCAAATAACCAATACTTCAGGATGGACAGCAACAAAGCCACCTCAGACAAGGGAACATTCACTTATATTAATGTTATGTGTACTAAATGCTTTGCAAAAGCAACTCTAGGGCAATACAAAGCAGGTGGATACTTCTGGCATAAGTTTGAGAAATACGAGAAAGATGACAATGGGAAACAACAGCAAGAAACACCACCTCAACAAGAAGAACCTGAACCAGAAGGATGGTAGACTATGAAAGTAAGAGAGATGCTAAAAAGGATGGGAACAAAATCTAACGCAAATGATACCCTAACTATTACTTTTGAATATGAAGATGTTGATGTTATCCTGCAAAGCCTTGGCATAATTTATATAATGGGAGAAACATGGGATGATGCTAAAGGTAAAATACCCAACAATAATCAAATAAGACAAGTACAAAACATTATAACTGCAAGTATAGCAAATAAATAAAGAAGGGTAATTATGTTAAGAAAATCAAACGAAATTCCTTATAGTTCTAAGTTAGTGACTATACTTTGGAAAGAGAAAGGAGAATGGCACTTTTGTAATTCAAAGACAGAAAAAAGAGATTTATGCGAAAGAATAGATGCTATTGATGAAGTTATGGTCATCTGGACAGGGAAGTGGTCTTCAGATGTATTTGAAATTGATTGGAAAGAACTAGAAAAGGTATAGGAGAACATTATGGATCTATTGACAGTAGCCAAACTAATTAACGGGAAAATCAAAGCCATTGAGGTAGAAAGGAATAAACTTGAAACACTTGCTAATAATAAAGCTAGAGCCGAAGCCGAGTACGACAGAGAACTCGCAGTCACAATTATCAAGCTTAAAACAGGAACTCCGATCACGGTTGACGGCAATGAAATTGTCAATCCTCCAGCAACTATTATTGAGCGAATTGCTAGAGGAGCAGTTTGGGAAGCAAAGCTTAGATGTGAAACAGCCAACGGATTATATAAAGCAACTATATCAAACATATCAGCTTTAGAAAGTCAAATGACAGGATACCAGAGCATAAATAAATATTTAAAGGAGATTGATGGTGAATAAAGAATGGTTTGAGATACCAACTTATGATGGTAGATATATGATAACAAAAGACGGCAGAATCAAAAGCAAGTTCAAGGAATTAAAACAAGTAAAACGGAAAGATGGATATAAAAGGATATCTCTCACCAAAAATGGTAAAAGGAAAAATTATTTAGTTCATAGAGTTATTGCTATGACATTTATCCCTAATTCTATTAGAAAAAAAGAAGTAAATCATAAAGATGGGAACAAAAGAAACAATCATGTTTCTAACCTTGAATGGTGTACGAGAGAAGAGAACATAAGACACGCTTCATCAAAAGGACTAATGTGTTGTGGAGAAGATAGAAAAAACTCTAGACTAACATGGAAGGAAGTATTATTGATACGAAAAATGCTATCTATCCCAAATAGAAAGCTAGCATCTCTATTTGGAGTCAGTCCTACCACTATACTAAAGATTAAAAAGAACATCAAATGGAAACGACAAGGAGGCAAGAAATGAATGATTGGACTGAAGATAATGGAAAGACTTATTGTAAAAAAGAGAAGGAAAAGGCTAGAGTCAAATTCTGTAATGGTTGGTCATTCAATATGTCGGAGAATGATATAACAAAGTTTAAAAAATTAAAGTACATAACAGAAGAAGCGACATATATAATAGATGTTCAGGGTGCTTTAACTAAAGGATTCTCTAGACCAACTAAGCAAGGTGAGAATAAACTATACATACCAATAAAAAACTTTGATATTATTCCTCATGAAAACAGAAAAAAAGAAACTCAGCTTCTACAAAAAGAAAGCTTGGACACAGTTCAGCAAGTACATCCGTCTGAGGGATTCCAAGAACGGCTATTCTAAGTGTTGCACCTGTGAATTTATAGACGAATATAAGTACCTCCAAGCAGGTCATTTTGTACCAGGAAGAAACAACTCTATTCTTTTTGATGAACGCAACTGCCACGCACAATGTGCTGGGTGCAATTACTTCGGACAGAATTCTCAGCATTTTGGCAAGTACTATGAGTTTATGAAAGCTAGATACGGCATAGAGGTGATTGACGAACTCTTAATCCTGTCCAACAAGGAATGTATCTACAAGCAACACGACTATGAAGAAATTGAAGAGAAGTATAAACAGAAAGTAAAGGAGATCCTATGCGACAAGGCGACAAAATTACACTAGAATTAAACGGCAAAAAGCCTATTGAATATGAAGTGTTAATCAGATTAGGGCAGAACAAATATCTTTTAATTAATAAAAAAGAAGACCGACCGAGGAAGGTTTATTTTGCAGAGTGTCCAGAATAACACGCTAGGCTCTTACCCACTAAGGAGGGATAGATGGATGAAAGGTTATTAAAGATTGAGGAATTATTTAAAAATAAAGCAATCCTGAATAAAAGAACTATGAAGTGGGAGTTTAGAGATAATCAAGAACTTAGAGAATTTGTAGTAGAAGTGCTTGGATTTATTGATACATACTATCAAAGTTATTATAATCTGGCTAATTTTGCTGATGCGTTTGTTGATTTAATGCCACAACACAAGTTATATGAAAGTTGCCGACAAGATTTAAAGGGTTGCCTTAAAAGAATAAAGGGTTTATAGGCTCTTACCCACTAAGGAGGGATAGATGAGCCAAGAGAAGATTAAGGAAGTTGAGAGGATAATTGATAAATTCTTTTTCCCTCATTGGGAAGAACCAAATGACTTGTTGCAGGATGAGATGTTTAGAGAATATGACTATCAGAAAAAAAGATGTGTTCAAGCCATAGTCAATTACTTTGAGAAACAGCAGAAGAAAGACCTTAAGCCGATATTGGATGTATGGGAACGAATGACAACAGCAGATGAGCCTTGGGTAGATAGAA